TAAAGCCGCTAATTTCTGAACACCTACTAAAGAGTATTCATCAGGAGAAGAACCGTCTCTCGCTTCATTGATACCTGTTACAGCTCTAATCATATTAAGCTGATAGTTGTACATAGCAATAAGACTTTGAATCTTAGCATTAGAGCCACTACTTGTAAGTTCTTGAATTGGAACTCTAGCATTATTGAAATCACCATCTTCTGTATAACTTCTACCTATAACACTACCAGTTTGGAAGTACATAGATAAAGCTTCTGAAGGATTATATGAAGCTCCATTACCTAAATCAACACTGTTTAAACCGTCGGCATCTATAAATACACCATCTGGTATCATCTTTGCAACTACTTGTTGTAATTTTAAGTGAGTTAGTTGAATTTGATCTGCAAAAGGAATCATTCTTTTAACTAAAGAATCTATATTTCCTTTAGACATTTTAATTGCAGAAACAATGTATGGAGGTAACGCCCTTTGAAAAGCAGATTTAGGTCTAACCATGTTAGCCATAATCTCCCACTTTAACAACTGATTAGTACCCATTACTAATACACCTTCATACCAAACATCTATTCTTCTAGATACTTTTTTAAATCTTTCTTGATCTTCTTCTGGTGGATTAAATGAAGAATCTTTTTCTATTGGATTCTGTCCACCGTTTACAGTTTCTTTTACTTTATATACAATCTCTTTATCTGTCTTATAAGAGAAATATAACAAAGTAACATTAGATTTATCTAATCCACTTTGTGTTTGTAAATTTTGAGTGCTTTTATATCCATCAAACCTACTAGCTAGTTTAGATATTCTTTCAATATCTTCTTGAGTTAAGTCTGGGTTTATTTTCTTAAGTTCTGTAATATGAACTGACTTTAATTCACCAAAATAATAACAGTCCCTAAAGTTAGGGTCTTCTGTAGGTGAATAAACAAAATTAATTGGATCAACATATTCTATTCTAACACCATCATGAACATCAAAAGAATGTTTCAAAGCAGATATACCTAAAACAACATTATCCTCATCTATCCTTCTTTTAGTCTCGTCATATTCATTTATCTCCATTATTGTTTTAATGGCAGTTTCTTCAGCAACCTCAATAGCTTGCTTATACCTTAAATCCATATATAGATTTAATTCCTCTTCAGTATCAGGAACTTGGTCTTCTGGCATATTAAAAGCATCAACTCCAGTTTCTTGCTTCACCATAGTAAGTATTTCTTTACCTACCATATCAGTGTACATTTCATTACGAAACATTTGCCTTTTCATAGAGGATAAATCATCTACAGCTTCTACCTTTACATCTAGTAATCTATTAGCTATACCATTGACAACTACATCAACAAATTTAGGTATAATTGGAACTGGAGTCCAATCTAAATTAAGATATGACAAATCACCATTAACAGATAATTCGTTTTTATATTTATCTACAGGCTGATCTCCTCTTGCGTAAAGTCTTCTTTTCAAATACTCTGAACGTAATTCTCCATACATACTACTTCCGTAGTCTCTAGAGAACCATTCTGACTCTATAGCTTGACCTACACGAAGACCATATTCAGTAGAGTCTTTTTCAACGTCTGGTACAAACTGATTAGGAAAACCACCACCAGAGCCGAATCTTGGCTTATTTATCATATTTTTCTAATAATTTCACTAACAAAACCTTTGTTACTGTATCTTGCAAAGTTAAGATTTATTTGATTACGTTTTTCTTCGCCACTCTTCCTTGTAGAGTTATTTGCCATAATAGCAAACCCTGAACTTACAGTGGCATCAAATTTAGTTCTATTGTTAATATCGTAATTAGCCCAGTCAAGTAAAGTTCTGTTAAAAAAAACATTACCACAACTTCCATAGTCTATATTTGATTCATCTCTTAACACCCCTACATAACCTTCTATGTAGCTTTCTATATTTTCTGCGTGAACAGATATTACAGCTGTAGAAGAAGGTATACCGCCTAATTCTCTTTCTGATTTAGATAGTACGTTTTTATGCTTATCAGGTCTATTTAAAGAAAAAGCTCTGTAACCCCTTTCTTTTAAGTAATACAAGAGCCTTGGTTTATTATTCTCTAAAAGTATTGGCATTCCGTAAAAGTGTAAAGCCATTAAAACATCTTCATAAAATATTTCAGCTGTTTGAGGTCTTGATATGTATTCTAAAAAAAACATATTTGTAGGAGCATCATCCATGTGAAACTTAGTCATACCATGAACAGAGCCTTTAGAACCTCCACCACCTACTACACCAGAAATATCATAAGAATCCCCTCCAAATGAACCAATGTGTTTGTTTCCTGGATACTTTTTACCATTCTTTTCTATTACATTGTTAATTAATGACTTAGATGGAATCCAAGACAAGAAAAACCTACCTTTATTTTCTGGAGAGAATATAACTTCAGTATCTCTTTGTCCTCCCTTCCAATGGAAATTACCTCTAGTAACTGTACTTTTTATAGCAAATGAATCATTATAATCAATCTGCTCATATATCTTAGTTAAATTAAAAAGAGTATTCTTTGATTCATCTCTAAAGGCATGAGATTCTGTTTTTGGAAATTGTCTATAAAATTCATTTAATGCGTCTGGATCATTATTTAATCCCTCTACTTCATTTTCCCAACTATCCAAAACACCTGTATCAATTATATCTCCGTGAGAGTCTCTTATTTCTTTTTTAGGAGTTTCAAATACAGGAAAACCATACTCATCTATATATCCTTCAAAGTTCCATTCCATTGGAATAAACAAACTGTAAAGACCAGATTGTGTTTGTCCATTTTTATTCCTCTGAGTTACATCTGAATTATTATATAGCTTTTTAAAGTTTTCTCCACCTTTATCTAATGCATTAGATGTTGAACCCATCATGCATTTACCTATAACTCTTGAACCTAATCTTAATGTTGTTTTTGTAACCCTCCAGTTGTTGAGGATGTTTTCTGGTTTTTCCCATTTACCCGCTTCATCGTGGACAAGGAGGGAGAGTTTTTCTCCATCATAGGAGTTATCTCCCGTGTTTTTCCAGTCGATGGTCGTGTCCAATCCCTCCATTTCTTGAGGTCTATCTTTTGAATCGAATCTTTTTCTGGTAAATTTTGATGCGGGAACTCTATAGGCAAGTTCTGTCTTCGGTCTATCCATACCGTCTTGTATTGGCCTGAAAAAGAATGGATAATTGATTGAAATTGGAACCACTTTATCTGTGAACATCTTCTTCGCATCGGCTCCAGATTTGGACAGTATCCCGTAGCGTGAATCGGAAGATATGGTTGCCAAATTAACCGTCTCTGCGGATGCCATAAACGAAAAACCTGAACGTCTATTCTTGAGATAGCACATTCCATAACATCGCTTGTCTGCTTTACAAGCCTCCCAGAATATAAAGAATAATCTGTTTGCTTCCCTAAACTCTGGGTTCCCAATATCAATCTTTGTCCACTGCAAGTACATATAGTGAGTGCCAGTAATATAAGTGCTAACGCCTTTATTTTTAAACCAATAGCCTTCTTCACGTTTTTTAAATTCACCATCTATGTATTTGTGCCATTTTGATTTAAAATCATCTGGCAAATCCTTCCAATCAAAGATACTCTTTATTGTCTTTAGTTCTTTTGGGTATTCTTTTCTAGTCCACTTCTCTGAGTTTTCTACATTATCTTCTTTTGGTAATGCAATAATCAGGCCTTGTATAGAATAAATATCTCCTATCTCACCTGTCTTGCTAATAATAATAACATCAAACTCTTTATTATATCCATAAGCCCAAGATTTTTTTTTATTCCTGAGTTTTAAAACTTTTTCAGGTATAATATCTTTTGTTATGAAATATAGAGTTTGTTTATACATTACTTAGATCTTCTTTCTGCAAAACCACTAAAAGACTTCTCATCTTTCTCTATAGGTTTATTATCAATATAGCTTTTTTCTTGTTCAATTCTGCTTAATATTTCAAAAGCATCAAATATTGCTAACTTTTTTGTAGCAGCTGCATTTTTTAATCTATCAGCAGAAACATCATCTTCTGTTCCTGTTACAATTTTTTCTTTTGCTACATTAATTAATTCGTTTACAGCCTCATGACCTGCCTGTATAATTCTTTTTTTTATGTCATTTATTGTAGTATCGTGCATATATCACTAGATTTCATTCTATATAAAAGTTCTCCATCTACCTCAAACTCATATTCACTATCTTTCCTAAAGTTAACTTTATCACCCTCTTTAACTCCTAGTTTAGAAAGTTCATTGTTTGAGTAAACTAAATAACCTGTATTGTCTTCTAACCCTTCCTCATAAAGATACGAATTTTCTATATCTAAAGGTTTAACAAAACAATAGTCTCCAACAGAATTCCATTTATCTCCGTTATGGGAAAGATAAAACTGATCTTCATCTATAAAGTACAACCCTTCTTTAAAATAATTAGGTGATTTTTTAGGCCTGCCTCTCATGTCATAGTATATTCTAAATATATTATGATGAACAATAATCAAATCTCCTTTAGATATTCGACCAGTGTATCTTTTAGGCACATGAACAACCTCTGCGAATCTATTAACGTGTTTATGATTCTCAACAGTAGAGTTCACAATCACTT